CGCTCGCCATCGCCGCCGCGCGATAGGTGGAAAGCTCGTTTTCAGAGAGAACAGTTAAAACATCCGCTTCAACGGGTGCTATCCATGACATAAAATAATTCCGTTAATTCCGTCAAAATTCAGGTCGGATCGGACGAGCCTGAAATTTTGGAATCACAACTTGGTTAGGAAACAGTCAAAAGCTGGGCGGCAGTTCCATTCGTCACCGCGATCGCCTCACTCCAGTCGAACTTCGCCACCTCCACGCGCCCGTCATCGCGCACATACGAACCCGGCACCATATAGTTTCCCATCAGCCGGAACGTCTTCATGAACGACGGATCGCGCCGTGTCGGATTTTGCAACCGCGCAAAAATTAGTACCGATGTATCCAGAAGGAAACTCACATTCGGCGCGAGACCCTCTTTCGTCGTGTCGACCACCATGTACGACGTCCGCACTTCGGGATTGCCAACGAAAAGCTTCGTTGCCTCGGCTGGCGTCACGTTGGGAATTGCATAATCCCCCGCCGCGACGAATCGGCTGCGCACATTGGGCGCATTCTTGAAAAGTCTCCAGGCCCCGGCGCCGAAAAGCACACCGACACCCATGAGCGAACCGTAACGAGCGGCCTTGATCACGTTGAGGATTTGCGCGTCGATATCATCAATCGGATCGCTTCCGCTCGTCCCCGACCACGTCTTCGCCAGTGCGCCGGCGGTCGTTGCGGAAATTGCGGTATTGATCACATTCTGCTCGTGGCACAACGCGGCCACCTCGGCCACAATCGTCGCGCCCTCCATGAGCGCATTCGTCAGCGCGGCTTCTTCGATCTGTTCGAGAAAATCGATCGGGAAGTCGAGCGCATTCGGCTGGCAGTTGTAAGTCGCATCGGTCGCGTCGAAGCTCAATACGGTCGCGCGTCCGCCAATCGCGCGGGACGTATCCGGCGGGGCGAAACGATTCTTTTCCGTATAGATTTTGTAGCGGCCAATGCTGGTGGGAACCTCCACCGTAGGCGCGAGGAAATCGGCCACGGGCTGCACAGCGGACTGCGCCGCGCCCTGCGCGAACTCCCGCAGCATCGGACTTGAAGTAATTGCGGATAAACTAGGCATATATATTTTTCTTTTTTATTGGGTTGCCCGGGTGACCGAAGGTCACAGGAAGCGACCTTCAGTCGGTAGCCGTCGCACTCCGTGCGACGGGTCGCGTCAGCGACTCATAAAAATTCGGTCATCCCGAGCTTGTCGAGGGACCTCTAACTATTTTCTGTCGTCGGTAAGGCTTAAACCGTCACGTTCCCAAACGTCGGACGCATCCGCACAAGCTGCCCGTCGACGAACGCCTCCTCGGCCACGCCGACCAGCCGGTACGTTCCCGATCCGGCGGTAAGCCCGGCTTTCGACCGCACCTTGCCCCTGTCGGCGGCATTCGCCACGCCATCGGCCAGCACAAGCAGATCGCCCGGATTGCCCGCGCCCTTCGCCGTCACGCGCACCGTCCGGTTCGGACTCAGCGGACGCACCGTCGCGTTGCCTCCGGGAACCGCGCCGTAAACAAGCACATAAAGCGCATAATCGTTATTCGCGGCAGGCCGCGTCACGACCAGCAGGCCGGAGCTGTTGTACGGCGCGACGAGAACGTCGGCGTATGTTGAAAGATCTTCTCCTGTCGTCAGCAGAAGATCGCCTTCTTGGGTATTGGATTGACTCATAGTTTTTGTAATTTTTCAGCAAGCGCAATGTGTTCGCGAATGCTGATGTGTTTTGGACGTAAATAAGTTGTCTTCACGGATCGACCCTCCTCGCGCGCCTGGTGGAGACGCGAAAGTTCCTGGGCAATCCATTCCGGCGTGAGGTGAAGCGGCACGTGAACCTTCACGCGACCTCCGTCTCCGCCGCCTCGCCTTCGGCCATCCGAAAAGCGGCGTGATGACCGATTTTCAACTGGCTCTGGAGCTGCCGCGCGCGATTCGCCACGCGACGCGCGATGCCCGAATCGGGTTCCGGCGCGAGCGGATTGAGCAAATGCAGATTGGGCCGGTGCAGGTGCGGCTGATGCATCGGCGCGGGCGGTTCCGGCTGGCGCAATGCATTCAGCAGCGCCAGCGTCCCGTCCCGATTCGCGAGCAACTGCGCGCGCACCACATCGCGATTCGTAATCACATCAGCGAAGCGTTCCAGGTCGCTCTCGGCCTGCGTCTCGGTGAGACGCTGGCAGCGATTGCGCAAGGATTCGAGCTCCGCCATCTGACTCCGCACCGCCTCGACAATATCGGCATCCGTCGCCGCACCGGGCAGGTGAAGTCCCTGTAGAATTTCAGTTCGAAGATTCATAGTTGATAAGGAAGAAGGTTGAAGGAAGAAGGCAGAAGGAACGGAGGCAGAGTTCGGAACTTCTTCCTTTCTGTTACTCAGCGGCGCCAGGCCCGGCAGATTCGGATCATTCGTCAGCGCGAGCCGGTCGAGCCGTCGCGGGCGCAAATGCACCACGTCGCGGCCATCCGGCGCGGGCGCTGTCCACTGATCGCAATCGGCGCGGTTCCACACCGGCGACGCCAGCCGGTAACGACCGCCCGTCAGCGCCTGGTGCCCGAGGTCCGACCAGCGGATCTGCGCATAGAGCCCGTCGTCGCGATGCTCCAGCGCGCCGATCCACCCTGCAGCCGTCGTCGGCTGCGCCGGATCGTGCGAGAAGTGATCGAAGTCGACCAGCAGCCCCGGAAAATTCGGCTGCCGAGCCTCCTCGTTAAACGTCCCCAGCATCGCCTCGCACGCCTCCGCATCGATCACCTGCAGCGCACCGTTCGGGTGCGGAAAAGTGCCGTGCGGCGCAATGTGAAACCAGCCGTCGGGCACCGGTTCAAAATTAGTTGGTGTATTCATATATTAAAAAGTCGACGCCAGACGTGTCTGCTGGCCTGACCCAAATTAAACCTCCTCCTCCACCGGTTCCGGCTCTGTTTCCGTCTCCGGCATCGGCGGCTTCGGAATCGGCAGCAGCGCGTAATTGCGCAGCTTCAGGCGGTAACCCGTCTTCTCGCTCAGCTCCGCCGGATCGATCTCGTAACCGGCCCGCGCCAGCGTCAGCGCCTGGGCGATCACATCCGCGGGATCGAGCGACTGCGTCGCGGCCAGCTCGAAATAAGCCATCTGCGGCTGGCCCGGAAAAACTTGCTCCAGCAGCGGCCTGTCGAACTGCTCTTGAAAAACCTCCGAGATCAGCGCCGCCTCCGACTCCGTGATATCGTCGAACGCCCGCTGATGCGCCGCGCCTGCCAGCGTCCCCGTGCCGGACTCCGCCAGCGCCGTCAGCTTTCCGCCCGTTGCCGCCAGCACGATCATCTCGTCCTGGTAACGCAAATGTTCCGCGAACGGATTCTGCCCGCGAGCGCCCGAATCGACCGTGTGAATCTGCGTCCCGTGCGGCACCGTACCGCGCGCGTCGCCGATAATCGCCTCGGCCTGCATCTGGTATTCCACCTCGCGCTCGGCGGGAATATCCGGCGGCAATTCGAGGAATAGCGGCGGCAGCCCGTACGTCTCCACAAAGCCGTCCCAATCCTTCTGGCTCAGGCTTTGCCGCACATGCGCGATCACCGCAACCTCGTCGACAGGCGAATCGCATTCGCGAAAAATAATCCGCTTCGGATCAAGCTCCGGATCGCCCGGCATCGGCAGACCGGGCCGCGCCATCGCGTTGTATTGCCACGGCGCATCCGGCCCGAGCCGCGCCCAGAACCATTGCGGCACCGGCTTCAGCGCGACCGTGCGCCCCTGCCGGTCGAAGTGTCGCTCCAGATGCGCGTAGCCGCGAAATTCGGCCAGCGCGAGAAACGTCACCGCCTCGCGCAAATTTCCGATCCGCTCATACGCATCGCGCAACACCGCCGCCTGCCGCGCCGCCAGCGTGCGCGGATTGGAAGTTGCCGCCGAGCCTGCATCGCGCAAACGAATGTCCCAGTCGAGCCGGGTCAGCGACGCCTGCCGCCGCTGCAACACTGCCCGCAGCGTCGAATTGCGTTTTTCCACGAAGCGATAGAGCCATTGCAGCCGGGCGTAATTGCCCCGCTCGGCCGCTTCCAGCATCGTGACAAGCTGCGCGATCGTCAGGCCGCGCAGCGGGTTGTACTGCGCGCGCCAATTCGTGGCGAGCTGTAGATTTTGAAGATAAGTCGAAGGTTTCATAAAGTTGGAACGTAGAAGTTAGAACGCAGAATTAAGAACGCTTGCGGCCAGATCAGCTCTAAGCTCTGCGCTCTTAGTTCTAAGTTTTTCATCCAATAACGCTCCTCTCGCGTCTTGCTTGCATTCGCGGACTCGGCATCCCGCGAAACGCCGGCATCACCGGCTGCGTCTCGGCCCGCGCCGGCGCGAGCAACTCCGCCAGCGCCGCATACGCCGTTGCCAAAAGAAAATGATTCTCGCATTTGTCGAGATAACGCAGCGTCCGGCCATCGGCACTCCGCTTCTGCCGCGCGCCCGCCAGCAAATGCCGCTCGTAGAGATCGAGCGTCGCGCGCGTTTCATCCGTCGGCATCGGCAAAATAAAACGCTGCGCCGAAATCCGCTCCGTTGTTCCATCGGCCCGATCCAGCAGACGCGGATGCGCGCCGTCCGGCGGCAATAATTCCCGCACCACGCGCTCGATCGTCTCGTCGCGATGCGCCGCCAGCAGCGGATAGAGCCGACCCTCCTGCGTCCGTGCCAGCTTGTGACGCAAACCTTGTCCTTCGCGTTGCGTGAACTCCACCGCCGCGCACCGCGCATTGCGCCACGTCTCCGATGCGGCATGCCAATGCAGGGTAGCCGTCGCACTCCGTGCGACGGTGCCTTCCGTCCCATCGGTCCTATTTGTCCTATATGTCCCATCCCCTTGGGACGCGCGACCGCTAAAATAAATATTCCGCCCCGGATCATCCGACGACGGCACCGAATCCTCATCCAGCCCGTTGAGCAGAAAAACCAGATCGCGCGACAAATCCCGCAGCGGCCCCGCATCGACGCAAAGCGCGCTCAGTCCGAGCTGCCGGAAAAGTTCCGGCACCCGCGTCCGCACGCGCTCGGCGGCAATCGGCTCCGCCCACAGCAACCGCGCCTGGTGCGGAGGCTTCTCGTCCACGGCCCGCGCCACGAACCAGCATTGGTCGCCCATGTCGAGGCCCGCGTAACGAAGCGTAGAACTTAGAGCGTAGAGCTTAGAACTCTCGGATTCAGCGTCCCCAGTTCCTAATTCTACGTTCTTCGCTCTCAGCTCTAAGCTGTAACTGCCCCTCGCCGCCTGCAGCACTCCCGGCGTCAGCGATTGCGTCGTCGATTTCGGCAGCGCAAGCCGGTCCGTGCAAAAAACCGTCATGTGCTCGGGATCGCGAATCGCCTGTTGCCATGCCGCCACGATCTGCTCGAGGTCGATTGCCGGAATCAGCAATTGCGAAATCCGATAACTCCAGCGCCGCTGCGCCTCGCGTTCCGGCGCCTGCGCATGCCACTGCGGATTTTCACGGTCGAGAACAGCGCCGCAATCGGGACAGCAAAGCGCGTAACGCTGGCCGGGGGAGAAAGGAATGAGCGTAGAGCTTGGAGCGTAGAACGTAGAGCTGTCGGAATCAGTGTTCCCAGCTCTAAGTTCTACGTTCTTCGTTCTAAGCTCAAAATGTCCCTCGACCGTCAACCGTGGCCATTCGCACGATGGCTTCTCTGGAATTTCAAGCCGGCAAATTCCCGGCCACATCGTCTCCGGATTATGCCGCGCGCCGCAGCCCGCACATGTTAGGAGCCCGATGTGCTGCGTCCCTTCCGTAAACGCGAGATTCTGTCCGGCGCCGTGGTAACGCTGCGTTCCGATCAGCAGCGTCAGGCGCAGATTCGAGGCCGTCATCCGTCCCGCCAAAAAGCGCGCGTGCTCCTCCCGCAAATCGTCCTTCTCGTCCTGCACCACCACATCCATCGAAAACGATGTCGGGATTTTTCCCAGCCCGCGCATGAACGCCAACGCCGTCCGCTCGCCGTCCGTGCAGAGAAACGCGCCCTTGCGATTCACCGCGCGGCCCGACGCATTCAGCGTCTTGCCGACCGCGATCAACCGCGCCAGCCACGGGATTTGGTCCAGCACATCGGGCCGCAACTTGCCGTCGACGAGACCCGAAACCAGGTCGTCGTCGGGCAGGTAATAGCCCACATTGCGGAACCGCACCGCGACCAGGTACGCGAGCAGATTCAGCATCAGCACCGTCTTGCCAAACTGAGCGCCGCCGCAAATCGCGAGCGACGCATCGCTCTCGCCCGAAGCCAGAATCAAATCGAGCCGCTCGACAATCGCGCGCAGCGCCTCGCGTCCGGCGAAGTGATAGGGGATGTAACCCGAACCGCTTTTCACCCGCGCGTGATGCGCCAGAAAATCGGCGAATGAATCGATGCGGGGCGCCTGCTTCTCCGCCCGTCTCCGCTCCAGCTTCCGCGCCACCCGTTCAACGACCGACAATTTTGACGGAATAACGGAATGTACGGAACGAACGGAATTTACTGGGAGACGATGAACAAAAGCTCCTTTATCCACGGAATTAACGGAATGCTTGCTCTTAAAAGCTCCGTCACCCACGGAGTTAGCGGAACGCGTACTCTTAAAAGCTCCGTCACCCACGGAATTAGCGGAACGCGTACTCTTAAAAACTCCGTCATCCTGAGCGGAGCGAGGCGAAGAACTCTTTTTTTCAACAGCGGATATGCCCGAGCGCAGTCGAAGGACCTTGTCATCTTTCCGGGCGACCTGAGTAGCGCCAATCGCGCCGTCCAAGGGAGGGGGTTCAACGCTTGTCGCAGTCAAATTCGCCTTCCCCTCGTCCCCAAGTTGCACTTGAGAATGCGCTTGTCCGCGCAGCTTCCCTGCTTCCGTTTTATCCGACCGAGTCTTCTGTTTCCTCATAAAAAATTCCGTTTATTCCGTTATTCCGTCAAAAATTCTTACAGCGCCTCCTCCATGCTCGCCGCCAGCTCCTTGCACAGCGCATCAAACGCCTCCCTCGCCACCGGATGCCGGTCCACTTCCTCCGTCAATTTCTCCAGCGCGTGATCAATCTGCGCCTGCAACTCGTGTCGCAACTTTTCGCGCTTCAACTCCTGCATCTGGTCCGCGCGCTCATCGCTCCGCGCCTTCAGAAAAAGTGTCGCCAGCTTCCCCATCGCATCCGGTTCCACCTGCCCGCTCGCAATCTGCCGGAACGCCTCCTGGCCCAGCGCGGCAAGGATTCCGCTCGAAAACTTCACCGGACTCCTCTCCACCAACTGCACCAGCGCGTTCGCCTCCTGTGCCGCCCGCCCGATCCGCTTCTCCCAATGCTGCGCCGCCTCGAACTGAAAAAAGTCATCCAGTTGCGCCTGCGTCGCATTGTCGATTCCCTGGTCGCGCAATATATGCTGCACCGCGTCGTCATAGGGACACTCCCGCAGCCATGCGAAAAGCTTTGCCCGCTCCTCCTCCGGCAAATCCAATAAAGGGTTCACCGAACGCATCGGCGGTCTCTTCTTGTCATGATTATTCGGCACAACGCCCGCGCGCACCTTTCGCCAATGCTCCCGCATCGCCTCGCTCTTCGTCAGCTTCGGCGCGGCAGCCGCCGCCGTGGTAGCCGCCTCCGTGGTAGCCGTCGCACTCCGTGCGACGGTGCCTTTTTCCGTGGTAGTCGGCGCAGGCCCTGCGCCGGTCAGTTGTAGCGGCGGTCTATGACCGTCGCTCCGATTGTCTTTCGCGGCAGCCATTGCAACCTCGGCAATCGTCCCATCCCTCGCCGTTGCAGCGTCAGCCTCCCGCCTTTTCCCCTTTACCCTTTTCCCTTTCACCTTTTCCTTCATAACGGTTGCGCCAGGGAATGCCCGGAGGGGGTAAGCCGCCACTCGGTGAGACGCGAGAGCGGATCGACGCGAAAATCGACGTAGGCCTTGTCGCGCAACTCGCGCAACGCGGTTTCCAGGCGCGCGCGGGTCACGGCGGGCCGGGAAAGATTTAGCGTCAGGTAAAGCGTCTGCTCGTCGAGCCAGTAACTGAGGCAGGGCTTGAGGATTTTCAGGATGCGGGCCTGAAGCAGCGCTTCAGGATCGGTGTAGGGAGCTTCGGTTTCGGCGGTGGGTTTCATAAGATTTCTATATTCGTTTGGTGCAAAGTCCTATTCGTCCTATAAGTCGCATAAGTCCTATCTTGGCGACGTCAGCACGCCGGTTTTGTGGAG